TAACTCTGTGTTGTGTTGTTAATGAAATATCTGTAAGCGATGATGGTCGTTCTTTATTGACAGGAAAGAATAGATTATTATTTGTAGGATCTATTATTCGCGCAACATTACCTGCACCTTCTGCAACACCAGTTGCTAGTATTTCAACATCACCGTATTGTGTAGCTGAAGCACCAATACTTCTTACTTTACTAAAGTTTTTACCGGCATTCATTGCTACATCAAAAATATAGAATCTGTAATTAGTACCGTCTTTTTCTACAGCTCGAACTCTACATGTTCCGATTGTATTACCGCCATGAGTAACGGCATCTCGCAGATTCATTTTTTCTAATGTATGTACTTTTGGAATACCTAGCATTGTAGTGACTACAACATAGTTACCAAATGAAGCTGCAGTTACTTTGTTGTTTAATGTTTCAGTTGTTCTGGGCTTTGTAATCTTAAGTTCGTTTTTAGATGGATAGCTTATACGATTACCGCCGACATATGCTGTACCTGATCCAACAGTAATATTTAATTTTGTTGCAGAATCAGCATTAGTAATAAAGTCAACTAACATTCTTTGTGTTGTATAGTTGCCACTTTCTTCAAATGTACGAGCAGCTAAAACTGAGTTTAATCCTGCAGCTAATGCAGGTCCAGCACCTTTACTATTGATACTCTTAGCAATTCCACCGTTAACTAATTCTGCTAGTTTAATAAAATAATCACCTGCAGAAATATCAGTTTCATCTATTAGTGTAAGTCTGATTCTATATCGATCTGCACCAGGAGATGCTAGGTTGAGTGTAGCACCACTGTTATCAAATAAATCTTCATCATCAGATGTTGTTACAATATCTTCAGTAACTTTAAATCCAATTACTGCATCAGGAGTTGAACTAAATTTAGAAACAACAAGCGTTTGTTTAGCAGTATGTACGAAATGACCTTCAAGATAAAATTTACCTTCATTCACTTCAAAGAGTGTACCTTCGCCAATCGCAGGATTTACGGTTGTGTTTGTTGTTTGACTTGTTAATGTAACACTTCCACCAACAAAGTTATTACCAGGAGTTGCTTTGATACCGCCTGTCGATAGTCCGTCAATATTGTTTGCATCTAGATATGTTACGTAACAAACTGCAGGATCTGCACCAGCAGCTACTTCTACTTTATCAACTCTGAACTTAATACTTGTAGTTGCTTCTGTAAATATGACACCTTCAACAGTTGTAAGATCTGTAGGTAAAGCATTCGTTGTTTGATCTAATTTAATAAATGCGCATTGTTTCTACAGTTAGTTGAACCGCCTGATGCTGCAGATCCATGCGCAAATATAAAATCTGAATTTGTTTTTATATCGTTATTAAGAATCGATTGCATTTGATTGAGCTCACGTTGCTGTAAAGCTCTGCCATTATTAAATAGGACTTTATAATAGTTATCACTATCGCTATAATCGTCTTTATACGTATTAGCAAATGTAGTTTGTATTAGTTGAGTAGCCATCGTAAATCCTTATATTTCGATAATAACTTTAATATCTTCAGTTTGATCTGCAGCTCTTGTAACAGCAGTTCTGTTTTCAACGTATAGTAAATCTCCACTATACTTATTCACCTTTGGTTCATGGAAAGCTAACGTATCTCCGTCAGTACCAGACGCTTGAGTATTACCTGCACCACCAGCCGCATCTGTAACAGCTTCGGCTTCTTGGAATTGTGTAAACCCAGTTTCTTCTGTTTGATGATACCAAATCTCATCTGAATCTGTTTTATCTACATACGCTTTTGCTCCTGATGTTCCACCAGTCATAATTGATCTTTGAGTAAAGTTTGATGATATTGAAGCCATTTGAAGTCTACGTAAACAGTTACCATCACTTAAAGTAAATGCAACACCATCTGAAGCAGAATCTGTTTGTAATGGATTTCTTATAAGGCCGATCTGTCTGAACGAGTTGCCTACAATAAATTCACCATCTTCAGTTCCTACAGGTTTAGCGTTGAACATAATTGCTCGTGCACGTAAATCATCTCTTGGATCTGCACCAAAACCAGCTTTTGGTCCGAATATTACTTTAGCTGAAGCAACTTTTGTAGGCGAACCACCGCCAGATAATGCAACACTTGCAAAGTTAAATCCTTGGCCCATTTCAATTGCATTAGGTGCACCTGCACTATCGTCATTCATTACAATCTTGACAACAGATCCGCCACTGATTGTAGCAGTAGCATGTGCGCCAGAGTTTGTAGTTACATCTCCATCACCTACAATTGCAACAGTCGGACCAGAACTATAACCTGCACCACCTGAATCTAAGCTAATACCTACAATTTGTCTACCGGTTATTGCAGCAGTTTGAATAGCAAGTTGTTCTACGTCAGTCGCAGGAGACGAACCAGTAGTTGCTCCTTGTAACTTAACAGGAATAAAGTTAGCAGATTTATATTTTGCCGCATCAAGTGTTCCAACTGTATATAATAATTTCCATGCATAACCGTCTGATGTTATTATACCCTTTGTAGAAGAACCAGTTGGTTCAACAGTCGAAGGTTGTGCAACTCCGGCAGAGTTTGTACCTTGACGAAGACAAACATAAACACCATTATTGGCTGTTAACGCATAATAAGGAACAGTTGGGTGAGCCACAACTGAATCATCATATGCAGCATAAGTTGTACCAGATGTCCAGTTAACTCGTGGAATAACAAATGAATAATCAACTGCTTTTTTTACAGACTGAAGACCATGTCTAAAATTACGTTGTTCTTTCTCGGTATTTAATGGAGTCGAAGCGACATCAGAGTCATTCCAATCTTCACTTCTTGATATACCAATATAGTAATTAACCGAAGCAGAATCTGCATCATTCTTAAATTCATCGATAAATCGTCTTCTCATATCTGCTGTAATTGTTGCTGCCATTTTACTTTCCTTAAAGTATTATCTCGTTTATGCCACGGTTAGTGCTGGAACTGTACCAGTTGTTGCTTGATTACTAAGTACCCAAGTTGCTCCAGTCCATATCAGTTCTGCCACTGCATATTGCGCAAGCGCTACAGTAGTTCCGTTTGCAAATGTTGCTGGAGTAATTGTTGCAACGCCAGCTCCTATATTAATAAATTTTTTAATTTGTCCATCAGTATCACCGTTGATAAGTGATATTGCAATTGCTCCACCGTTATTTAAAAGCGTCAATGGAACTAACGCTGATGCTGCACCTGTACCAGTTACAGTCTCTTTCGTAAGACTTACCTTACTATTAACAATAAGTGAACCAGTACCTTTAGCTGCTAATGATAATGATACGTTCGTATCTCCACCGACAGCATTTATTGTCGGAGCATTACCTGTTGCCGCATTTGTAATTTCTGGATGGTTAACTGCAGATGCCGTAGTTTGAAATACAAGTGATTCGTTACCATTCGCATCTGCTATGAAACCAGCATCAGCAAATTTAGGTGTCGTAAGTACAGGACTTGTAAGAGTTTTATTTGTGAGTGTATCTGTTGTCGCTTTACCGACAAGTGTATCTGTTGATGCAGGAAGAGTGAGTGTTACATCTGCTGTTGCAGCAGGTCCAATCAATGTAACAGCGTTTGTTCCGTTATCAGTATCTTCTTTAAATAAAATACTACCTGCAGAACTTGAACTGCCTGCTAGAATCGGAGCTGTTAGTGTTAATGTAGAATCTGAAAGCAAAACTGTACCAGTTGCATTTGGAAATGTAATAGTTCTATCTGCTGTCGGATCAGTAAATGTTAGAGTAGTTTCATAATCATCGGCACTGGTACCTTCTGCAACAATTGAGTTATTACCGAACTGCATATTCGTAGTCGGAGTAATACTATCTCCACCTAATATTGTATAAATTTCTGAAAAGTTAGCATTGATCTTTGTACCAGCCGTACGTAATGTATCGCCGGTATTATCGTTAGCAGCCGCTCCAGTGTTTATTGTTTGTTTTGCCATTTTCTAACCTATAAGTTGTAACTATTTATACGCTTTATTATGCGGAATCTGTATAATAACTAAATTCATCAGCATCGAATGTTGTTAAGCTATTTGCCATACTCATGTTGCCGCCAACGACTGCATCTGAATCACCATCAAATGTCTGGCTAGTAATTCTAGTAGCATCGAATAGTCCGCTGAATGTATTCTCAAGATAACCAAGTGTTCCGAATTGATCGACTGAAAGCGCACCATAATCAGAATCAAGTGTTGCAATATTGAAAACTCCGCCTTTATCGAGCGTAGATGTAGTAGAAGCAGTAACCAATCCATGATCAAGTATATTAACAAATGGTGGTCTGAGATCAATTGTAGGTCCGCCCGCAGAATCGCTAAAGTCTGTAACAGATATTCTATTGAAGTCGATACGATAAGCCCCAAGAGGTGTAGTACCGTCTGAATCGTATGCAGTTTTTGTAAAGCCTTCAATCGATGGGAAGATCTCAATAATACCTGATAGATCTTGGCGACCAACTGGTGTAGCACTTGCAATGCCTACATACTGTGCATCACCTGTAGCTTCAGGCACGCTGATAGGCATGAGATCAAAACTGATATCAGCATTGACTGTTGCTATTTGTACTTCTGCTCCAACAAACATTCCAGCTGGATGCGCAAAGAGTTTATATAATTCTAACCACTTACTTGAATCAAGCCCTAATTTAAGAAGTATTCCCCAAAATTGATATATTGTAGGATCAGTAATTCTCAATCCAGTTTCTGGACCTATTTCACTACCAACTTTAAATACAAGATCTTTACCATACACTATATCTGGTGTTTCACCAAAGAACATTTTGAAGAATCTTTCGATACCAAACTTAGTACCTTTAGATCTATAAAAGTTATTTGACAAACCAGCAGCAGTACGTTGATCTAATGCGCCTTCAATATAGTTTTGACCTAGTAATAGTTCATCTTCTATAAATGTAAGATTTGTTTTTGCAGTCTGTGGTATATCTCGAAGCGTAGGAATCGTTTTTATTTGATTACCAAAGTTTCCACTTGCATCTAAGTCATCATAGTATTTTTCTAATAGAGTAATAAGCTTAGGATTATCTTCTCTAAACCATTCAGGCAATGCCTCGGCAACTAAATTCCCTGTGAAATCTAGTTCGCGTCTTCCTATATCTGAAAGGGTCTTATCTGTCATTTTTAGTTTTCAGCTTCTGTTGTTACTGCAGTAATAGTACTTGCGCCTGCATCATACTTAATAATATTATTTCTTTCAGGTGCAATCGCACTTTGGTTTGCAGGTATTACTGCTATTTTAATATCAGTAGCCCCGCCAAGTAAACCTGTCGGTCTGAATGCAGTAATAGTTAATACACCAGTTGTAGTACTGAATGATCCAATATTATCTACAAGTACTGTACTGGTACCAGATTCTACTACTTGTAATTTATTAGTGGCTACATTCGCCCTTTGCTCATTTAGAATTCGACACGGAGCTCCATCAACTAAGAATGTACTACTTCTTACTATCTGATCGTCATCACTTGGTGCGGCTTTTGCAGCCGGTGCGGCAATAACAGAAGGGAATGTAAGTATNGCTGANTTAAATGTATTGATAGTCGGAACGATTCTTTGTTGCATTCTTATAGTTGATCTTGATGAAAGTACAGCAGCACTGACTTCATCAACTTTTGTTAACATTGCAGATCTTCTAAATGCTGTTTCAAACTTACCAGTGTTAGCAGTAAAATAAGCATCGATTGCTGCTTTAACAGCAGTAGTAATTGAGTTAATTGATAATGATGTCAAGTTAGGATTGATCTGATAGAATAACTGAGTTTCAATAAATGTTTCGACTGGATCAGCAAACTCTACATTAAACGATATCACAGCAAGTTGTTTTACAAGATCTATTATCGAAGCTTTAGTTGCAGCCTGTGTAGTAGCAGTTACATCATCTTCAAAATCGATTGCCGAGAATACAGTACCAAACTTAGGCTCTGGATTATCTTGACCACCCCACGATATAATATCATTAATCAATGTAGAAAAGTTTCGATTGATGATAGCAGTATAATCTTCGGGTGTAACCATTCTATTCTGTGATGCATATTGAAACGGTGCATTCGTACGAATCGAAGCAATCGTTTCTTTTTCATCGCCACCAATCGCAGATGCAGTCGTTGAAACAGTAAGAGTTCGAGCAGAACCAAGAACAGTCACAGTATCAAGAGCTGAAAATGCTTTTGCAGTATTTGCTACAGCTCCTTGAGCAGAAAGATATTCGACTGTAATTGAATTACCTGCAGCTGGTGCAAGACCAAGAATTCCGTTACCACCAAATGATAACTGATAAAATCCGTTAGGAGCTTCTTTTAAAATGTAAATAGTAGATGTAGCCGAAATAGTAGTAGCGTCAGTAATATTAGTATATACAGTACTTGTGCTTCCGTCTATAACTCTTACAATCGCAGTATCAGCATCTAATGATTCATCTGGAATCATATAAACATCTGCTTCATTAAACTCACCAACGTTAAATGTTTTTGTTTTTAAAGTGCCTTCGAATATTGGAATAGCAGTAGAACCGTCTGTTGTTTTAAATGTATAAAAACCTGCACCATCATCTTCTGCGGTATGTACTTCTCTTGTTTGAAATGTATATGTAATATCATCAACTGACGATGAGAATCTACTATTAACAGGAAGATCAACAGTAGCTGGTCGACCACTAACACCCGCTAAACTCATTGTAACTTTAACTGTACCCTTTGCAGATGTCTTTGTATCTGGTACATAACCGATACCAGTTGCAAGTGATACGACACTTGATCTCAATTGCGCTGTACCTAGGAAAGATTCGTTTAAAGCAAAGTTAGTTGTCAGGCCATTGACATGTGTATTGTATGCAAGTACGTCAAGAATATTTGAAAGACCAGATGCTTCAAAATCATAGTCAGCAAATTCAGATGTATTTTGTAAATACGTTTTCAGATTAGATTTAATGCTTCCAAAGTCTAATGAGGTTGAATTAATTGTTGTTGCCATGTTATCTTAGCCTCGCAAGTGTACTAGTAAATTTTACTATTTCGTCTGTGTTTATTACTTGAAACTCTACAACTACTTGTATAGAATTTCTATCTGGTTTTGCTATTGCAGTAACATTTAAAGCTCGTGCTCTTGGTTCAAATACATTAATTGCATTAATACAACGATCTTCAATATCTTCTTCTGCTTCATCATCAGCAAGATCAAATAATAAAGCTCTGAGATTAGCACCAAACTTTGGTTGGAAAGGTTTCTCAAAATAATTAGTAAGCATTAAGTTTTTAACTGCTTGCTTTACTGCAGCTGCATCTGTCTTCTTAAAAATCTCTCCACTTGGTTTAGCCGCGAATGTAAGATCTATATCCTTATAGACTTTAGTACGCGTTCCAAGTATAGAACTCGATCCTAATCTTACATCTTCTGCTGCTAGTTTAGTGGCCATGATTGTCTCTTTTAGTTACCTTTATTTATAACAGTTTTATTAATTTTTCATTGCATAAACAAACCATGCATCAGATTTCCATGTTACAATTGTCTTTTTATCATAACCGCTGGCTGCATGATTTTGTGCACCTAACATATCAAGATGCATAGTAAAATTGCCCATATAATCTTTAGACATACCGCCTGCTAAAATACCTTGTGTTTTTGCTGCCTTTAAAAATTCACTCATGACAGCCTGGTCTTGTACTCTTGCTGCACTTAATAGTCTACCATCTTTAGTTAGTGTAAAGTCTGCTGCTAAACCAGTATCATGTCTAAATGAACCGATTCTTTTTCCATCTGTACCAGGCTGAGCTCCACTTGTAATTGTAATAAAATCTACTTTTGATTCATCACATGCAAATGCCAAAGCATTTTCAAGTTCAGGTTTTACTTTTTTATCTCTGATTTGTCCTACAATATTATAAATTACTGTACTTTGTGCACCTATTGGCTCTTCATTCGTTTTTGCAACAGACGCATCTGCTATTTCAACAAGATCAGTATTACTTAATACTTTATTATTAAATCTAGTTTCTAATCCCATTATAGGATTAGTAACAAATTTAAAATCATCATCAACCTCAGGCATTGTTACAATAATTTGTGCATGCAGAAATTCACCGATATTATCATAGTTAAGTATTATTTTATCATATGCAAACAAAGAACTTGCAAGTCTAGTAGCAAATTCAAAAGAAGTATCAATGTCAGTTTTAATAGATTCATATGTGGCTCTACCTCCAGGGGTATTGTACATTGCATACACAATTGCTCGGCCAGTTTTAGCAAGATCTGGTATAGATCCTTCTTTTAGATTTTCACCGGCTTCTGAAATGTATACACCTTCTTCAACTACAAGATGATAATCATTAGAAAACTGTGGAGTATTCTTTGCAAACTTAATTACTTCGGCTTGTAGCACTAATTGTTTTGCTAAATTCAATCTTCCTTCTTGAGCAAGCTCAGCAGTAAAATCTAATTCTGATATTGGTCCTTCTAAAAATGTAGAAATAGGAATGCCGTAACCAATTAAAGTTTTACCAGTAATATAATCAAGTGATATAGCTTGACTTTGTTGATGCCATGTTGCATTCTGACGTATCAATATAGGGTTATATCTTGAATCAGGTAACAGTTCTTTAGGTTGTCGCTGACTTTTTATTAAGACTGGAGTTGCATTCATATTTTGAAACGGTGTATACGCCTGGCTACCATCAAAAGATCTACCTACATTAGTTGGTATTTTTTTATTGAACTCAGGATTTATTTTCTCTCTGCCATAAATGTATTTTAAAAATGAATCATCAGCTGCAATGTTATCATCTTTGAGTTTAACTCTTATTTGTTTAACTGACAGTTCTGTTTTTGTTTTACCGCCTGTTGCAGCCGTAAGATCTATTTTATTTTTAATATGATCGCCTGCATCTATAACAACCTTCTGAATACCTCTATCAGAATTACCTAAGTAATCTGTTAGTATTGTAGTGGTTGGTTGTGCAGTTGCTGTCGTATCTGTTGCACCAGCACCTACAGAAAATGCAGTACCACTTGTCGCACTTTCGGCATAGTTTTGAGCCGAAGCAGTTACAGCTTTTAATGCTGTTCCTTGTACATCACCCGTAAGTCTTGGCGATGTGATACCTGCAGTAAATGTAGCAGACTTTCCAAAATAATTCTCTGCGTAATACGTTACATTTGCTCCGCCAATAGTTCCTGCCGCACCAAATATAGAAAGATCAGTACCTGCTATATTAACATTTTCAGAAGATATAGCAACTTCAGTTTCTGATGTAAATCTTGCAAATCCTTTGATGGCCATTGAATATGTGCCACCAACTATATTGTTATAATATCCCTTTATAATATTAGTAGCATTACCGAGTGTAGTATCAGTTACAGTACCAACAGTTGTATTATTAACATTA